TCAAAGCTGTGTATGACTTTGAAGTATTGGAAGATGCCGACGGCAACAACCGGGCAGTTTGGTTCAATAAATCAGTTGCAGCACGTGAAGCCGGGATTCTTGGGACTTTTAGACCCGGCGCGGTTATTAGAGAATGGACTTTTAAGCGTCGCTCTGGAGCTATCTACTGGTACTTCACAGGCGAAGAATGGAAAAACATTGAGGAATATGAAGTAAATCCTATTTTGGGTTTAGAGTGCGAAATTCAGGAGATAGAATGAGAACAAAAATAAGCGTCTCAAAGAAAGATTTGGGAGTATTGAGAGAGCTGGGCGTTATATCGCGTCCGGTTTATTATAGAGCCTTAAATAGAGGCTGGATAACGCTGGGGTGGCAGCAGCGTGGCGGAATTTATCCTGATGATGTTATCGAAAAAGTCTTGAATAGTGATGTTACAAGAAAAATAAAAGAGTATTTTGAAGCGGTGAATAAACCAGCGGGTATAAGCTATGACGACAAAATAAAGCTATATGAAGATAGATTTAAAATTGTCGGGCATGCGCTAAAAAGATATGGTTACACGCCGAGAACAAAACAGGAGAAAAATGACATTGCAGATGAAGCTTATCTATGGGCATTGCAAACAAAACCAAATAATTACAAACAGGGGGCTGATATAATATTTAGCCGTGCACCTGTAATAGCAGAAAAGTTAAGAAGAACAAAAAAATATTTTAGGAGGCTAGAAAATGATGAAAATAGATTTAGATGACGTAAAAATTAAGGCAAATATTGCAGAAAGCGTGGTAAGAGCCTTTGGAAAGCTAACAGAGGAGCTGTTAAATAAAGAATTAAAAGTTGCGAAAAATGAGTTTGCGGTAGTTGATAAAAACGGAGACCTAATTATAAAAGCAGAAATGTCAGATGGTCGGACATTTGATGTTTATAAGATTGATTTTGCAGACTGGGAATATCTGACAGAAGACGAAAAAAGAGAGTTGAGGCTATTATGAGAGATGAACTCAAAATCAAACTCCAAAAGGCAAAACAGCTTGAGATCAAGTACAAGGAAGCCTATGCAAGCGATGATTTTGAACAAGGGAAAACGCTTGAGCGTCAATTTTTAGCCTTGAGGCAGGAGATTTTAGACGAGATTGATGCTGAAGTCGAAGCCAAAAAATCAATTCCTTTGGCAGTATTGAGAGAACGGCAAAGGAATGAACCACGACCGATACCGAGAGAAACCGGGATAGCAAAACTTGATCGGGAGCTAGTACCAAAAAAAGAGTACAACGGGCTAAAACTGGGCGGGTTCCCATTAGGAAACTTTATCCAGCTGGCAGGCAGTCCGGGCAGTGGCAAAACGTCTCTGTTTATGAAAATATTATCTGGTTTTAGCAAGGTCGAGCCAGTGAGTTGGTTTAACTTTGAGATGTCCGATGAGCAGGTTTTAGAGAAGCTTGAAGCTTTTGATAGAGTAGAAAAAAATATCCTTTATTACAATTCCGGGCGCGAATTGGAAGAGATCATAAAGGAGATTAAATATCTCTATGCCGACGGTGTTAGACACTTTGTGATAGATAGTGCTATGAAAATCAGAAGTAAGGGTAAGGACGGTGTTGAGTTGTTTATGAAAATTAGTGATACCTTGAAAGAGCTAACAAGTATCTTGAATATAAATATCTACTTGATTAATCAACTTTCACAGGCAGATCAAAAAAATGGCGTACTGGCTTTGAAGTATGGAAATGCAGCGGAATATGACAGTGATTTTATTTTCTATATGCTAAAGCCTATTTTGAGAGATGCAGCCGGAAAACCTATTTTGGATGAAGCCGGACAAGTACAGTATGACGAAACAAAAAGATTTTTGAAGTGCCACAAAAATAGAGCTTATGATCGACTATTTACAGTTGAAATAGATCATAGCGACATTTTTGGGGTTGAGGTGGTCGAAGAGACCTACAAAGATGAAATTACAATGCCGTATGTTTAGGAGGTAGAAAATGTGTTTAGAGTGTTGGGGTGGAGCTTTTATCTTATTGGTCGCTATTGGAATACATTTGACGATGACGTATGAGCCAAAAAGCAGACCGAAGAAAAAGCGAGAAAAAATTGTTAATGCTATTATAGATGACGAGCCAGTACAAAAAATACCGGAAAAAAAATTGGACGTAGGAAAAGAGTTCGATCTGTCCGGGTGTGAAAATGGGCAATGCCATGTTTAGAAAACGGTATAGCGAAAGGGATGTTTTGAATGTTATTTTGCCGTATTATCAAAAGGCAAAAAGAGTCGGGTTTCGCGTGCCTAATACTATTGTCGTTATACTGGACGGGATGGAGCACTGGGGACAGTCCTACTATAACAAAATATGGATACGAAGTACGTTAGGTAAAAATATGTCAAAAGTGGCGCTTCATGAATTCATACATACGATACAATTCTATAACAACTACAATGGAGACCCTCACGGCGAGAGTTTTCAAGAAATAGGAAGAGCACTAGGTGTACCAAAAGCGGTGCTAAAAATCAACCTAGACGGGTCATATAATTAAAAAAAAGGATGTGAAATGTGCTTAAACAAAATAATTGGTGGGGCTTTGATACTAGTTTTCGTTATTATTGGATTTTTCTTAGCAGTAGGGCTAATAAAAACAATAGGCGAATTAAAAGACAACAATTGTATTTAATCTTCTTGACTTTATGTTACAAATATGTTATAATATAGTATATAAAGTTTAGGAGGATTAGAAAAATGGAAGCTTATGAATTAGATTTGATAAAAAAAGAGGAAAGCGAAAGAGTTGATGAAAATACTCTTTCAGAGGCGGCAAAAGAGGGGCTTGAAATCTTAACCTCTTTTGTATTAGACGAAATGACACAGGTCGGTTTTACTCCGTCACATTTGGCGGCGTGGCTGGCGATTAGAGGTGATTTTAGTTTTATTCCAGAAAATCACCCGGCTATAAAAGATGCTATTGAAATGGGTTGGGGTGAAGCTATTAACCATGCTCTTCACTACTACAATGAAAATAATATTTACGGTGATGTGTGGATAGACGAAGCTGAACTTTTCAGGAGCGAGATCGAGAGTGAATTAAATAAAAAATTGGAGGTGTGGGATAGCATATAAAGAAATAAAGATAAAGACGATAGGCGAATATCGTCTTTATCTAAAACAAGTTTTAAAGTCCAGAAAAGGCAAAGAACCGCTTGAAGAACTTTTAATGAAAGCCTTTCAAGACGGTATAAATTTTCAATTAGGGAGGCTAAAAATTGGCAAAAAATAATCTACAAATATATGCGTGGGCTAGAAATAATAAGGGCAGCTGGGTTAAATACGACGGCGTTCTGGTCGATGAGGACGGTATAGTTTATATAGAAACTCCACATAATGGACTTAGACCGCTAAAAGTACCTTATAGGGTGCATATTGACTATATAGATAATGATGGCAAAAAGTGTAATTTGTGTCGGGATATTGAATAAAAGGAGGTTGAATATGAATAGAAACAAAGATCGTAAAAACCTGCTCCAAACAGGCGAAAGCAGGGTAAAAAATAGCAAACGTCTGCTAAAATTGCCGATAGCCGAAAGGTTGCTAAAAGATACAAATCAAAACAGGAGTAAAAATAATGGCGACAATAGGTAAGGTTTATAGATCGGGGAAGGCGTTAATATTGTTTTTGGATATACCTTTTTTATATGAAGAAAAGTTTCTGCTTTTGCAGAATACAGATACTACAAAAAATGCACCGATTTTCAAGATCGTTAAAAAAGCATCTCTTGGATTTAATGCCGAAGTTGGTGGCATATGGGAGAAAACGAGCGACAACGGCGTTAAGTACAAGTCTGGAACAATTGAACACCCGCTGGCGAACGGCGGAAAATTCAATTTTGCGATTTTCAACCTTGACGAACCTGAAAAGGTCAAAGGCAAAGACGGTAAAGAACGTGAGATTATCGCGACGGTTGCTTATTCGGCACCCAAACCTAAAAAAACTGATGATTTTGGCAGACAGGAACGACCGGAAAGGCAGGCGGGGAATGCAGCCGTTTATGATGCCGACGGAAATCCGATACAGCAGCCGGGCACAGTGCCAGCGATTGATATCGATGATGATGAAACAATACCATTTTAAAAGGGGATATTAAGTAGAAATATTGTACCATTTTAAAAAAGGTGGTACAATATGGAATATAAAAAATGTTTTAAATGTGGAATAGTAAAGAGTATAAACGAGTTTTACAGACATAAAGAAATGAAAGATGGGTATTTGAACAAATGTAAAGAGTGCACAAAAAAAGACTCAAAAAGTAATCTAAAAACAAGCTCAAAACATCCGGAAAGCTATGATAAGACAGAAAAAGGTGTTATACGGGTTATGTATAAAACCCAAAAAAGGAACTCGAAGTTAAGAGGGCATGCATGCCCGGAATATACAAAACAAGAATTTGCACAATGGCTATATAAAAATGGCTTTAAAAAACTATATGACAACTGGGAAAAAAGCGGTTACAAAAAATCATTAAAACCTAGTGTTGATAGAATTGATGATTTTAAGGGGTATAGTTTTCAAAATATAAGACTTGTAACAGACAAAGAAAATAGAGAACATCAGTATATTGACATAATGAATGGGACAGGAACAAGCGGAAAAAGGTGTAAGCCTGTTTTGTGCTTTGACAGTAATTTTAAGCTTGTAGCCGAATACGTATCATTAAGTAGCGCAAGCAGAGCGGCGGGGTATTCGGTAGAAAGTCGGATTAGAACTGGCAGAAAGTGCAAAAGAGGGTTTTACTGGCGATATAAAATATTAAAAGGCAAAATATGACAGTTGACGAGTTTAGAGACCTATGTTTTAAAGCTATTGCAAAAAATGATAAATGTACCTACATCGATTTTGATGCGGGTAAAATTGAAAGTCAATTGCAAAAGACATGCAAAGAAAAAATAGTTGGTTTATTGTTAGAAATTGAAGATTATTATAAATTACTAACAGATAAAAATTTTTTTACTTACTTTGTCCAAAAAGAGTTTATACAAAAACCTAGCAGATACGAGCGAATAACTCGTGGCTATGAATTTGTTGGAAAAGCATGTGGTAGTCTTGAGGTTTTTGTCCTATATGCCAATAATGTTTCAAAAAACTATTTAACGGCGAAAGATATTAGCAATATAACCAATTTAACACAAATTTAAACAAACTTCCAATATAATTTTAAAGAGGTACAAAATGGCAAAAAAAAAGCAAGCGAAAGAGGATATTTATAGAGATTTTTCTTACTATTGCCGACAATGTGGCGACAAAAGAAATAATCTTAAAGAGTGTCCGAAGCGTTGCAAAATTTGCAATAGTACCTATTTGACGATAAACGATCATAAAAAAATGAGAGTTTATTTTAATTACAATGAATATATAAGGGGCTAAAAAATGAATTATGAAGAGGCTTTGAGACTCGATGATATTGTCGCACATGACAACAAGATGCTTATTTATCGGGACTTTTGCGAGCCGACACGTGGAACAAAATACAGTGCCGGGATTGATCTTAGGGCGGCTGATGATTTTGAAATTTTGCCTGGCTATGGTGCGGTTATTCCTTTGGGGGTATGGTGGAACAGAAAAAAGATCAATAAGGATAATTCGCCGATAGAGACTTATAGCCTTGAAATATACGGCGGGCTTTATCTTAGATCGTCTTTAGGAAAGTGGCTTGTTATCCCAAACGGTAAAGGAATAATTGATATTGATTATCCGGGTGAATTTATGCTTACTTTGCATAATCCATATACCAATATTGTAAAAATCAAAAAAGGCGAAAGAGTTGCACAGCTAGTACTAGAGCAGCATTTTAGTTATATGCTAGGGTTTGAGACAAATAAAATCAGAAACGGTGGCTTTGGTAGCACCGGAAAATAAGGAGATAGCATGAAGCAATATAAAGTAAACGAGCAGGCAAAAAATAGACTCGAAGAGTTTGCCGGAAGGCTTGAAATTTTGGCAGCAGTTTTGAGGCGAATTATTGAAGGTCGATACGGCGCTAAAACAGAGGCGAGAGATGCACGGAAAGAGCTTACAGAGATCAAAAAGCAGATTACAGAGGTAAAGCGTGAAACACTAAAACTTTTTGAGGGGCGCTAATCCCCTCTTTTTTGTCGTTTTAAGTTTTTTATAGAGTAAAAAATTTCAAAGGATAAAAATGAGTAAGTTAAACAAGTCTGTTGATGACTTAGGGATGATAATTGCGGTTATTTCTTTTTCTATGATGTCGTTTCTTCTGATAAGCCTTGTAAATATCTTTTTTGACAGATATGCAAACGACTCACAAACTGCACTAATAACAAAACTTTTCTTTTATGCTTTGGCAGTAGCATTGAGTTATACTTTTGCCAAAATACATCGATCAGGTGTGACGGAGATTGTGGCTTTTAAAAATGTTTGGCACTTGATTGTAGTTATTATGATTGTTTATACTACTTTGCAAATTGAAAACAAGTCTATTGCTAACACGGTGACTTATATTAAATCACATGTTCTGAAAAACACGGAAACCTACAAAAATGATGATACTTACAAAAGCGCGGAAAGCAAAAGGAGAACAGCTGAAAACGCTTTGAAATTTTGGCAGAATTATAAAGGCACTGAAGCCGAAAGACTTATGATTAAGCAGTACAAAAGCAAGTATGAATTAGCCTTGAAAGAAAAAAACTTTAGATTAAAAAATTACAAGTATGCAACAACCAAAAAGGCTGATCGACAAATAGCTGAAGCATTAAAAAACATTAAAAAGATTGAGGATAAAATTCTGCAAAGAAGAGAAGCTAAAATAGCCTATTATACAAAGTTACAAGATGAGGCTATTGCACAAAAAAGAAGCTATAAAAAACAGTTTGAGAGCAAACAGAAGGAAGAAATTTTACAGTTTAGCAAGGACGCAAAACACTGGGCTAAAATCATTGTTACAATTATGGCGGCGGTATATTCTATTCATGGCTTACTATTAATTACTAGCAAAGATGGCTTTACGCTTAGAGGACTTTTTTATAATATGTTTCCTACTCTGGAAAACAGACATAAAGATATAGAAGCCGAACCAGCGGCGACATTGAAAAATGAGCCAGAGAATAAAAATATTATTAAATTTGAACCGGAAAAAAGAAAGGTAGGGCATGAGACCAGAATCAAAGATGCCAAAGCGCACGGCAAACTAGCAGCAGCCTTGAACAGTGGTGATAGAGTTACAAAAAAACAGTTTGCCGAAATAGTCGGAGTAAAGGAGACCGCAGCACTTAGTATGATGTTTAGATTTGTCGAAAGTGGGGTATTGCGAAAGGTTGATAACAAGTATTATTACAACCCCCCTACCCTCTCCGAAGAGGCGGTATAGTCGGCATGTCCGTGACCGACCGACCAGACCGACCGACCGCCGACCGACCATGAGACCGACCAAAAAACGACCGCCGACCAAAATTAGGAATTTAGCAACGTGGCGAAAGTGGGTGCTAATAAAAGACGATTACGAATGTAAGATTTGCGGGACAATTTCCAGGCATAACGAAGCGCACCACCTCTATTCAAAAGAGCATTTTCCAAAAAAGAAATACTTGTTAAAAAACGGGGTTTGCCTATGCTCTAAATGCCATACCGGATTACATAGGTGGAACGGTGGTTTTAAAGTAAAATGCACTCCAAAAACATACGAAAATTACAAAAGGTATCTTCTGGGGAAAGAGGTAAAAAAATACCAAAAAGCTATTATATATATAACTATATTACTTTCAATTTTACTGGAAATTAGCAAAAGATACGAAATAATCATAAAAATATAACAAAAAAGAAACAAAACACTTGACATTGTATTACAAATGTGTTATAATAACGTATATCAAAACTTTAGGAGGTTAAAGATGAAAGAGATTCTTTTTGAGCTTTTGGCAGGCTTAAGGCAGACCGAAATTACAAAAAAAGAGCTTGAAGAAATGCGTATCCTAGAAGAGGTACGCAGAGGCGACAAAACCGAAAAGGATTATTTGGATTTTGTCAAAAAACAAAACGAAACAAAGGAGGGGAAATAGTGGAGGTTTTAGACTATGTTTTCGCAGCGTGCTTTTCCGTTTACGGCGGATTGGCACTATATAAATTTATGAACTTAAAGGGAGAGAGAAAAAATGCAAACAAGGGTTAAAGTAACAGCCAATATGAAACAAATAACGGTTGAAGGAAAGGGTAGCAAAGTGCTGGCAGCTTTAGGAGCGGCTTTTTTGTTTACTGATGAGGTGCCGGATGACGAGCTTTTAAGCGCAATTGGGAAGCGTGAGTTGTTTATGTTCCCTAGTAGCTCTTTTGAGCTTGTTATTGCTGAAGAGCTTAAAATAGAGGCAAATATTAGAAAAGGAGAAATAAAAAATATTATTGCAGCTATTTTTAATGATGTCGATATTTCAAAAGAAGTTTTTGTCGATCTTTTTTATAGCACAAGAGAGATTATGACAACCGCTTTTAAGAATGAGTTTAAAGACAAGGCAAAACGATTAAGAGTTTTACAAATGCTTTTAACCGAATTAGGAAAAGGCTTGAAAGAAAAGGAATAAAATGTATATACGTGTAGAAAAATTAAATAGTAGCTATGCTTTTTCACTACTTGAAAGCGGGGAAATTGGCGATTGTGTTGAGATTGTACCGATTGAGGATTTTAACTGGGACGAGGCGGAAAAAGAACTAAATAGAAGTGGACTTGTTGATGTAGAGTCAGCGGCTATTGCAGTTGAGACCATGAAAAAAAAATCAATTCCATCGGTGATAGCAAACAAAGACGGAAAGCTTGTTACAAACCTGTACGGGCTTCAGCGGGCTTTTTATCCACATAAAGTGGATATTAAAAAAGACAAAGAGTGTAAGGAGGCAGCAAGTGGAGATATGTCTTAAGGACTTAAGGAGCAGCTATGCAAACGAGCTTTACAAAGAGGGGAAGATCAATGACCCGGTTAAAATTATTCCGGCAAGTGTTGATTGGCACGAGATAGAGGAGGAGCTAAAATGCTTCGATACTGGCTATAATAAGCGAGATATAGAGGTGCTCAAAAAGACAGTACCATGTTATATTGAAGGCAAAAAAGGCGAGCTGTATAAAAATGAATATGGCGTTGGCAATGTCTTTTTTGCGCACAAATATTTTATAAAGGAGTAAAAAGAATGAAAATTATTAATGATACAATGTTGAAAAATGCTATTGGGCTGGGTGGCACCCCTTCTGGAAACAAAAAATATTATGACTGGAAAAAAAGAGAACACCTGAAGCAACTTATTCTGCTAGCAAAGAAGGGGCTTTTATATGAACAAGCGGTAAGCGATGCAACCAAAAAAGAGCTGGAAGATCGCTTTTTAAAAATATAAAAACAAAAAACTTTAGGAGATAGAAAAATGGAAAAAGTAAAATATGACCACTCAAAAAACAATTTGTTAGAGGCGTGCGGTATAAAGGATAAACTAAAAGAGATAGACATCGTCAGTGGGAAGTTGAGTTGGGCAGCGCGAAGAAGTGCACTTATCGGAATTGTTATGGGAAACCCATCTTTAACGTCTGTTTTAAGTGGCTTGACCGGGCTTGAATTTAGCGAAAAATCGCGACTAGTCGAATATCTTGACGGTTATTTGTCCGATGATGATATCAAGGAGAGTATTATTAGGATGGGGGAAAATAATCCCGGTGACTTATACGAACATTTAAGCAGGGGGTAGCAATGGGATTTTGGGACTTTGTAGATAAAGTAAATAAAGTCGGTGACGTTTTGGCGGCACCAATTTACGCTTGTATTTCAGGCGCGGAGGCAGTAGCGGAAAGTAGAAGGATACACCCGGATGATTTTCTGGGTGGTATTGTTACACCAAATAAATATGGTAAATTTTTAGGTGAATGGGTAGTTGATAATGATAGTGATTGGGTTTATATCGGCAATGGCAAATATAGAAGAGTACTTGATCGAAAAAAGTTTAACCAGTATATTGAGCGAGGGCTTGACAAAAAAACCCCTTTGAGCGCACAGCGTGAAGGGGAATTGCTTTTGCCGGATAATTGGAGCGACGATGCAGACGATACCGAATGATTATACATTTTGCACTGATCGACAGTGCCCGCTAAAAAACGACTGCTTGAGGCTTGTATATCCAAAGGGAGTTAAGGCTTTAAGCTTTACAAGATTTGAAGCTGAATGGGACGAGAGCCTTAAAAAATATGTATGTAATTATCAAATAACATACGAAGATTATTTTGGTTTCAAGAGAGGAAAATAAAATGGAAGTAATTTTAATGAACTATACCCCTTTGGAGGTATGCGAAAAGGCTATTAGAACCTGCTGGGATTCACACGATAAAAGCGACAAAAAGAATGAGTGTGGGCAAATTGGGTGTATTAGATACAAAAATAGAACAAAAGACCCGGCTTGTATTGGATGCGAAATTTCTGATATACAATTGGGCGATAAAGATCATAATTTGATTGAGCGCGTAGGAAACAAATTTAAGCACGGCTCCACTTTAGAGCATATAGTATTTACTTTCTATATCAAGGGCGTTTCAAGGGCATTGCTTCAAGAGCTGGCACGGCACCGGATAGCTAGCTTGAGTGTAAAGTCAACACGATATACACTCAAAAGGTTAAAAGACGAAAATTTCAATGTGCGCTTTTTGCCTGTTTTTGAGTATAGCGATAATTTTAAAGACTATCTTGTTTTTACCGGGTTTGAAATGGCTGATAGATACAATATCAATATGTTGATAGCACTAAAAAAAATACTTAAAAGCGGCGTTCCGGTTGATTATGCAAAATATTGTTTACCTGAAGCGTTCAAAACAGAATTTACATGGACTATAAATCTTAGGAGTCTTCAAAATTTTCTTAGTCTTAGGAGCGACAAATCAGCACTTTGGGAGATAAGAGAATTAAGTAAAAAGGTTTTTGATGCGATACCAGAAGAGTATAAATACCTTTTGGAAGAGTTTGTAAAAAACAAATAGTAAAATACCCCTAAATATGTTATAATTTCTCTATTAGAATTTAAATAACTTAATTTTAGGGGAATAACATGCAATATGTTTTAGCTATTCTATTGTTTCCGGTTACAGTGGTTTTGTTAATATTCGGTTTTTTGGGAGAAATTTTTGAAAGAAGAAAAGATAACTAGCAATATAAAAAAAGGGGGGGGTATATGAAATTTTGCAAATGTGTATTTCCTTTTTTGAAGGAAACGAAATACTTTAACAGCAAACATAGTGCATGTGGCGAAGGTGCAGATTTAGGGCTTTTAACATATCGTTGCAGTCTTGTAGAGGTAAGTTTTACTATTGCCGGGGCTATAAAATACGCCTTGACTGGTAGAGCAACAAAAGATATGATAAAAAAAGAAGTCGAGCTATGATAAAAATATATATAACCAATATTGAGGTATTGGATGAATATAATATTAAAATTGCAGATATTGAAATGGCAGATGAGGAAAGTTTTGTAGTTAAAACGGTCGGGCTTATGACGCCGGACGACTTAAGAGAGATAGCAGACCTTTTAGAAAAGCTTGAAAAAAGCGGTGGGTTGATTAAGGCAAAATCTTTACAGGAGGAAAAATCCAAATGAAAGTAAGAATAGAATATAAAAATGGGAGTATTGCATATTTAAGCAAAGTAATTGAGGTTTTTAGCAATATAGAAGAGAATGAATGTCGCATAACCTTTAAAAACAAAGAATATAGCACTTATAGGAACTTTGAAAAAATTTTTATTAGGCATGATGACGCATGGACTAAAGCTTACCCGCCGGAGAGAAAATGAAAAAGTTTGTTTGCCAAATTTGTAAAAGAAAATATGAAGCACAGTATAGACCAATACATCGAACATGTGGGGCTTTAGAATGTCTTGAAAAAAAAGCTATGAAAGAAGTCGAGAAGCAACGAAAAAAAGAAGCTTCAAAAAAGCGAAAAGAAAAACAAAGATTCAAAGAACAGGATAGAAGCTTTTGGAAAAAGAAAGCGATAGCGGCTTTTAATGCGTATATCCGGGAGCGTGATAAATATTTGCCTTGTATTTCATGCGGTGTAACATATGGTCAGTTTCATGCTGGGCATTATCGTCCTGCTGGCAGAAACGAGGGCTTAAGATTTAATACTTATAACGTAAATAAGCAATGCGCACAGTGCAATAATGTAAAATCAGGGAACTTGACAGAGTACCGGATAGGACTTATAAAAAAGTACGGACTAGAGAAAGTCGAGGAATTAGAAGCAAATAATGAAATTGTCAAGTTTGACATTGACTACTATAAGCGAATTGCACAAATCTTCAAAAGAAAAACAGAAATAACGCGGGGTTTTAAGTGAAAAAAATAATAGTTGAACAAAGAATAGAATATATTGTAAGGTACAAGAATGAAGAAGATTTACAAGCGGCATTAAGAAGGTTGGGAAAAGAAGCACCGATTACAACGTCTGTAACTGGAAGCAAAAAGTATTCTATTTATAGAATAAATATAGAAATCGCCAATAAAGAAAAGTATAGAGGTGTAAAATGAAAAAGTCAACAAAGAAAAAAATATACTTTATATTAGGCACTGTAACTGGAATAGTTTTATATCTTTCAGTAATTGCAGCTTTTTGGTATGGCATATGTTGGGGCTTTGATCTTCAATATAGCTGGAAAGCAGTTTTTGGAATTGTTTTTATTGTATCTCTTATGAAATTTCTCTATAAAGCCTCTTGACATTTTATAACTTATTTGTTATAATATACTTATAAAAACTTTAGGAGGTTTAATATGAAAAAGTTGCTTGGAACACAAAAGCAGATCATATGGGCAGAGGATATAAGAGCAAAATACTTTAACATTGCAAAGGAATATAGCTTTGCTCCAATTGATAACGAATGTGCGGCTTTTTGGATAGAGTTTGCTAAGCACATGACAAATTTAGGTGCTGACAAAGCACTTCTGGCAGAGAATGAGGCTTACAAGTATATCAAGGCGGGCGGGAAGATAGAAGATGCCAGAAAAATGGCAAAAGCCGGTAAAATTTCTAAAGACGCATATGAAGCTCTTTTGATACATAGGAGTTTTTTTGAAAAAATAGGAGCGGCAAAATGACCGGGCAAAATAACGGGGGCAAAAATAGCTTTTACGCTATCCCCGATTATGTTAGAACATTTGATGATCTTGTTATGTGGCTGGGGGTTTGTGGCGATGAACGAAAAATCCTAATTAAGGGGTGGGAGTATCGACCTAATAAGGAGGCTATGAGTTGGTACGCGTTTCCTGAATGGGTTGAAGATGTTGACACCCTTAACGAGTGGCTGGGAGATAGTTTCTATTTTGGAAACTTTTTAAAAACCTTTTGGATAAATAGAGGTTTGAGGCATAACGGCACCAGTGTCGAAAGAGAGAAAAACAAAAGAATGCACTACTTAAGACGGCTAAAAGAAAAAAGCATGAGGGGGGTGCATCTTGAATAAGAAATACAACTTTGCAGCGGCAGCGCGAAAGATAGAAAGAAATCAAAGTTATTTTTCAGTTATGAAGTGCAATAAAGATAGTTACGAGTTTTTCAAAAAGTTTGGTGACAGCCCGCTTGTTGCACATGAGAATTATATGTATGAGCAACTAAAATTAAGAGATCGGCTTCTGGAAATATCAAATGAACTTACAAAAAATAGAAGCCGAATAGACTTTGGCAAATTCTTAGTTAAAAATGGCGAATATAAGCACCCTAATAGCTTTGCAGCGACGGTGGACGCACTTGCCTTTACGGGCAAAAGCTTGTTAGGCAAAACGAAGTTTGAAAAGTATAGACGAATAATAAAGCTATATAAAGAGTATAAAAAGGAGAAAAAATGCAATTATTGATTTATATTTCATTGGCTATAAGTACATACAATATTATTGATTTGCTTATTGATGCAAATCGCAAAGGCATATTTCTGGACGGGCTTACTGTAAGAAATTTGTTTGAAATTGCAGTTGTTGCTATAATATTCTATGTCCCGGTGCTTAATTTGTTTTATTTTTATAAAACAAGTTTTGTTCAAACGATACTGGACTACAAAATAATAAAATGAAAAAAAATTAAAGATATTTAACCACTCTTGAAAAATAACTTAAAATAAGGCAAAATAACCTATAAAAAGGAGGGTTATTTTGCAAATAGAATATATAGACCAATCAGAGCTTCACCTAAACGATGAAAACGTAAATATTCACTCTACAAAATCAATCGAAAAAATTGCCAAATCAATCGAAGCATTTGGCTTCAAAAATCCGATAATCATAGATCAAAACAATATCGTTATCGCGGGAAATGGCAGGCTTGAAGCAGCCAGAAGCCTAATGATAGACAAAATTCCCTGTATTAGAGCAGACGACTTGACACCGGAACAATTGAAGGCTTTTGCTATTGCAGACAACCGGGTGGCGGATGAAAGTTTTTTTGATAAAGATTTGCTCGATCAGGTAATTATTGACTTAAAGTCAGAAGATTTTGACATTGGCGTTTTAGGCTTTGACGATGATGAGATTTTAGATATTGAGAACATTGAAGATGTCGAGCTGGATTTGCCCTCTGGTGATAAGACACCAATAACAAATATGACCTTTACTGTTTCATCTGAACAGCATGACATAGTAACCAAAAGTCTCTCACTGGCAAAAACTTTCCCGTTGCAAGACCCGCAAGGCGTAAACGACAATAGTAATGGGAACGCGCTTTATTATATATGCGAATTTTTTATTAATAGGGTTGGGGAAAAATGAGTGCAAAGGAAATAATAGTTAAGCCTATTTCAAAAAAGATAGCGGATAAAATAGTACAAAAATATCATTACAGCGGCAAAGTGGTACAGAACAGTAATTTAAATTTTGGTGTTTTTTACAAAGGAATATTATTGGGGGCTATGCAGTTTGGAAGTCCTACAAACAAACGGGCTATGTTGCCACTTGTAAAAGGCACCGGGTGGAATGAAATGCTGGAGCTTAACAGGATGGCTTTTGCTGACGCGCTTCCTCGTTTTAGTGAAAGCAGGGCAATTTCAATGGCTATAAAATGGATAAAGAAAAATGCACCACATGTAAAATGGATTTTGTCTTTTGCCGATGGAACGCAGTGCGGACATGGTACCATATATCAAGCGTCAAATTTTAAGCTTATTCAAATAAAAAAGAACAAGGCTCTTATAAAATTACCGGATGGGAGAGTGGTTCATCATATAAGCCTTAGGGCTGACAATAACCCAGAAATGAGAAGAGATGGATTTTCCAACATAAGGCAGTGGCTTGATTTTAAATATAAAGGGTGGCAGGAATTGGATGGGCATATGTTCAAGTATATATATTTTATAGACAAAAATGCAGAGAAAAACTTTACTGGTGAAATTATTCCTTTTAGCGAGATAAGGAAATTAGGTATTGAAATGTATAAAGGGGAAAAATTGGAGCGTACAGGTGAGAATTGAACTCCCTTCCCCGCTTTGGTCAAGCGGTGCTTTGCCATTAAGCTATGTACGCGATAAAATCGTAACACTTAATTGCTTAAGGTTTTTTTATGGCGCTTAGTACCCGAAAAAGAAATCTTATTATAGCCGATGCAAAAGCCGGACGCTTTGAGAACATAAGCGGGCTTTGCAAGTATCACAAAATAAGCAGAAAAACATATTATCAGCTTGAAAAGAAACACGGGTTTAAATTTGGCGAGAACGCCGATATTGTCGAGGCGGCAGCAGCATTAAGTAAACACATTGAGGTAACAAAAAGTAAACAAGAGAAACAGGCTATTGAAAGAGCGGTAAAAGAAAAATTGAGCGTTGCAGAAATGAACGAAAAGCTTATTAGAAATAATCGTGCAGTGGCTCTGAAAATTCAAAGCGTTTTGGCAAAGAAGGCAAAAAATAACGAACTATATGAAGCAAAAGACGTAAAATCTGCAACCAGTGCCCTTTTGGATATTGAGAGAATAGCAAACCCAAAACCGGAAATTTTGGTAAATAATGAGAATAAGCAGGAAATTAAAACCGTTGAGGTGAAATTTGTATGATTATAAATCGCGCCTTCAAACCGCTTTTTACTGAAGAGTCAAGATATAAAGTAATTTACGGCGGTGCCGGCTCCGGAAAGTCTTACAGTATTACTCAAAAGATCGTTATTGACGTATTGCAGGGTAAAAGCTGGCTTATTGCTAGGAAAGTAGCAAGGACGTTAAGGCACTCTGTTTTTAAGCTCTTTAGAAAAGTTATCGCGGATGAAAATCTTGAAGATGAATTTGTAATAAACAAGTCCGATATGTCGATAACTTGTAGAAACGGGGCTGAAATAATCCTGTTCGGGCTTGATGATGTTGAAAAGTTAAAATCAATCGCCGGGATAGAATCTATTTGGATTGAGGAAGCAAGCGAAACAACACAAAACGACTTTGAGCAACTGGATTTAAGACTTAGAGGGGAAAGTAAGTATAAAAAGGAAATTATATTAAGCTTTAACCCGATTGACGAAAACCACTGGCTTAAAAAATATTTCTTTGATAATGGCTATAAGCTCAATCCGAAACCTTTTATTTTAAAAACAACATATTTGGATAATCGCTTTATTGATGAAGCCTATAAAAGAATTTTGGAAAGTCTAAAAGAGACGAACCCGGATAAATATCGAATCTATGCACTAGGTGAGTGGGGTAGTCTAAAAAACCTTATTTACCCGGCATACAAAATAGTAAAAGAACTGCCAAAAGAGTTTAATGAGCAGCGCTGGGGTCAGGACTTTGGTTTTAATAATCCATCGGCGACGGTACTTATTAGGAAAGTCGGCGAACGTGATCTTTTTATTGATGAAATTCTGTACCAGACGCACTTAACAAACAGTGAGCTAATAACCTCTATAAAAGCAACCGCGCCAGAACTTATGAGAGTAAAAGGTTATCTTGATAGTGCAGAACCGGACAGAATAAAGGAATTTGCGCAGGCAGGTTTTTGGGTAAGCAAGGCAAACAAAAGTGTTAAGTTTGGAATTACAAGTGTACAGAGCTATAATTTGCATGTTACCGAAAGATCAACAAACATTATTGCCGAGTTGCAAGGGTATGTCTGGCAGGAGCGCGACGGGAAACCAATTGAAGAGCCTGTAAAGATCGACGACCATGCGATGGATGCGCTTAGATACGCGGTGGTAGGCGATAGCGGTGCAACGAATGTAAAAAGTACGATCTTAAGGGGGATTTGATGCGGCTAAAGATAGAAGATTTAATGTTAGATGACGACCTCGACAAAGAAACCCTAAAGACTATTTTGAATCGCTATAATGGGATGACGATATACGTTTCTAAGAGAGAGGCAAAAAGATCGGAGCTTTATAATGTATGGAGAGAACAGACCAGACTGAATGTTCCGCGCTCCAAAATAGTAAAGATTTTTATAAACAAGTATGATATCAGTAAACACTGGGCTTATAAGCTAATAAGGAAATTTGAAGATGGAAACACTTGAAGATATAGCGGTTAATCTCTATAACAAGACGCTGGCAGAATTTTTAACAGAGGATGAAAGGCACTTTGGGCATTATTTGAAATGGAACCTAAAAAATTACAGCGAGATAGCAAAAAAGCGGATCATAAAAAGCATCTACAAAAAACTTGACAGCAACCTTACAAAAGATATAGGAACAAATCAAATAAAAAAATTGCATCTATCAAAACGCCTTTACAATCAAGTGAAAAAAGTTGAAAAACAGGCTTTGTACGCAATTAGACAACTTAACGAACGAAAGGCGGCGATTGACGAAATCGAAAGGGTATTGTATGATGGATACGAGCCTGACAAGAAAGAGCTTTTGAAAATAAAGCACAAATTGCCAAAATATCTATTTGGCGACATTGAGAAGGCAAAAAAAATAGCCGGAAAAACAAAGTTTTTAAAAGAAGCCTATTTACAACTACTAAATACAAGAGCGGACGAAGAAGCATGGAACAATCTTAAGGTGGCGCTAGTTGAGAAAGCTAGATTTTACGCGCAAAGAATAGCCAATACCGAAGAACAAAGAGCCTTTAGCCTTACAAACGCAAATAACATTTTAAACGACAAAGAAATAAAGTTTGTTAAATATGCTATGAGCAGCAGGCACCCGATGACAGATATATGTGATTTTTATGCCGCCCTTGATATCGGATACGGAAAAGGAATAGTACCAAAAGAAAAAATGATAACTTTACCCCTACACCCTTTTTGTATGTGCAAATATGAACCAGTTTACGAGAACATCAAAAAAAGACCCATTAAAGACCCTTATGCAAAAACTCTTTTTAGCAATTTTACGAAACATGAGCAGACTAGAATTTTAGGAAGCAGAGAGAAGTTACAGGACTTCAAAAGCGGAAAGCCGATACTTGATATTTTTAACGAATCCAGACCGAAATACAAAATACATAAAGTAGTAGATGAATTAAAAGCCGCTAGTATTACATTGCATGCAGCAGACTATGAACCAATACCTTATAATGATTTTGAAAGGTTAAAGGAAACTATTGAAAAATATTTTGTTCCTTTACGTGATGCAATAAACGAGATACACACAAAAGAAGAAGATATAATTGATAAGCTATATAGGCAGATTCTTAGTAGCGGCAAATCAAAACAAAAAAAAGACTATCTAAGGAAAACAGCCAAAAAACTAAAGGAAAGCATTACAAAACAAGAGGGTGTATTAAAAAAGTACAACTCAAAAACAGCAGAAAAATTGATTGAGGAAAATACGGTTACGAGTAAAGATATTGAAGAGGCGGCAAGCTTGTTAGCCGTTGACATAGCAAACAATAGTTACCTTCCAAAAGAGTGGCTTTTGACCGATTTAAAGCTAAAGGGCAAAGAACTAGAAGAAGCAAAGAAGGCTATAACGGCATATACCGGAAGCGCGTATTACAATATAGGAAAACTATTAAGAAGTGACGACCCGACAGAGTTTTTTCAAGAGTACGAGCTATTTCAAACAAAGGATTTGGTTAAAAATCTTAATTTGTATCAAGCTATGCCGGGCAATGTAAAGGGCAAAAGGATTTACAGGGGTATGAGACTAACAGACTGGAGAATAGCTGAATTAAAGTCGGGTGATATTTATTTCGACAGATCATTTTTGAGCTTCTCAACACGTGAAGCAGTAGCGCGAAGTTTCACAGGTAGCGGGGAAAGTGTAATCTTTGAATTTAAGATCAAAGAGCCAAAACATTATATAAAAACAATGTCAAAATTTCAGTCTGAAGATGAGGTTTTAATAGATGCCTACCAGCCTTTTAAAGTAAGGGATGTGCTTATAGACAACGAAGGCAGACGACGGGTAATTATGGAAGAAATACCGCTTAAGCCGATAAAGAAAAAATTAGCAGGCGAAAATTAGCCTGCCATAAGTCGCAATATCGCTCTTATAATAAAGAACAATATTGTAAAGCTTATAATCCCCACTATTATCCCGAATCCAAAACCTTTTAGAATATCAATCATGCAAAACCCTTTTCTTCTTATTGTAACAAAATATACTTTAAAAATCAATTTTAGCCTTTTCCCTTGACATTTTATAACAAATATGTTATAATTAAGTATAAATAAATTTAGGAGGTTTAAGATGTTGAGATTACCACTTACAAAAATTTGGATTGAGGGACGCGGTGAAATTGATTTAGGTCAAAGCCCTGCTGGCTATATGAACGAGCATGGGCATTTATATACCTATGATGGCTATATAGTCAATGTAAAAAATGATGACAAAATTAAAGCTTATGATGAAGATGGCGTCGCCTTTGATGCGGAAAGCATTGAAGAGCTTATAGAAGAGGTAGATATGTTAGACGCTTGGGAGGAAGTATAATGAGAAAGGTGGCAGATAATAGAAGATCAAACTTTTTGCACAAAATGACCGGGAATCAGTTTTTGAGATTTGAGGGGTTGGCTTACAATTTAGCCGACAACTTTTCAGAGAACTATAACGGTGGATACTGGGATTTTTACGCTCTTGACAACGGAGGTTTTTTTATGGCACTTGACAAAAAAGATACTTATAGATTTGTAAATGCTATGAATTACACTGATATTGAGCTTGATGGCGTTGCCTTTGGAGCCGTTATTACTTTGTTTGCTTTGGGCATTTTGGCAGAGAGAAGCCAATTTGTGGCAGACAAATATTACTTGTTGCGCGATGCAATAAGCAATATTTTTGATAAAGAAACAGCCTCGAAAATATATAGGGCTATTGACTAAAAGGCGGGGGTTCCCCGCTTTATACTTCTTTTTGACTATCTTCAATTTCAGCAATAATTTGAGCCATTTCTTCATCGGTAACATTTTGAAGATCGGATTTAATAATTTGTTTTAGCTTTAGAGCGCGATATGTTGGAATATCTGCAATATCGTCAACCATTTTAAGTGTTTCAAGCTCTTTGTGAACATCGACAAGGTTGAAATCTTTTTTGTATGCGATATTTACCTCTGTTTCAATACCGAGATATTTTTTGACAATATTAAAAATCTTCATTTCAAAAATTTCTACTGATCTGGCAAAGGCACTCAAAGAACTATTGAGACCTTGAAATTTAATATCAAGGCTAATTCCTGACTCGGCACTTTTGGAGGTAGTAATATCATACCCTATTTTATCCATTAGCATTTCAAGTTTATCAATTTTCTCACTATATGCCGCCATCGGGTCGCTAGGCGGCGCAATAAATGAAGGGGCTTTTTGTCCTTCATAAAATAGGGCGTTGTCAGTGCTTAGTTTAATTTCAGAGTTTGCACTACCGTTTATCGTCAAGATAGAAAAGGTATTTCCTCTTAGTTGTTCATCTTGTTCGCTATGTAGGTTGTAGTGTCGCTTAGAAAGCCATGCAAGTTTTGAAAATTCCCCTAAACTCTCAAATTCCCCTTTTTCGCTAAAGTAAATAACCGGGCAAACTCCTAAATCATGCTCCCCGTTGTCTAATATCTTTTCGCCGCTTTGATCGTAAATAACCCATGTTGTTTTGTCGAAATATCTTATTACGTTTTTTGTATCTTTTTTTTGGTATGTCGATTCATCTAAAGCATCTTTGAAGGCTACAAATTCAAAATTTCCAAATTCATCAAGTTTGTAGTTTGTAATATTTTCTGGCTTGATTTGTTGGATATATGGATATGCGCGTTTTTCGAGTTGTTCCTCGAAAGTTCCCGGTATTTCTGCAACGTTGTCAATTAGGAGGATGTTCACGCCTTTTGCTTTGGCAAATTTTGTAAATTGGTTCATAAAAACATCGAGATGATCGCCTTTATTGTTGCAGTTATTAATAAAGCCTTCAAGAAGTTTGTTTTTAGATACGTTTCTTAATGGTGGTCGCTTGTAAAGATAGCCTATGTACCTATTAACTTTACTCTCAAAAAGGTTTGAATAGTAGGCTATTTCTCTTCTATTTCTAATTTTGTCGTCTGTCTCTCTTGTGTATTTATCTATTTCACCGCCATCATAAAACCCATTATCGCCTGTATAAGCGTCGTTAATAAATTTCCATGCCTGTCTATAATTCATTTTTATTCCTTTTCTACTGTATTGTAAAATATGTTAGGCGCTTCATTTTCAAGCTGGGCTTGAACCCTGTCAAAGAACGGGTCGCCCTTGTAGCCTGGATGATTGACTCTTTTGGCAAAAACAAATTTTCCGCCGCTTTTCCATCGAAGAGCTTTTTTGTTTTTGGGATAAATAGAGTGTGGACGAGTTCCATAATGAACAAAAAGCGCGTAATTCACCCCGCCTTTAATCATGCCTTGATTTAAGAAGAAAATTTCCCCCGTGTTTCCTCTCACCCTTTTGGTTAAGTTTCGTTCCATACGTCCGGTTTTTGTATGTCTTGAAACTGCTCTTTTTGAAAGCTGATAACCTCTTTCAGTAAGCTTTTCAATATATGCCTTTTTTCCGGTATCGTTAAAAAGTTTATTTAGGTAGTTTATAACCTCTTTTAATCCCTCTATTTTAATGCCCACATGAAACCTCTACTTTAAAATAAATGCTTGAAACCTTTAGATTTGTTAGCGTATCACCGTCTGGTACGGTTTCAATCCAAAACGCGCCTATTGACTCCAGTCTGTCTTTTATTAGTTTTTCTGTTTCGTAAATCTTTTGATAAGTCTCTTCTAAATTTGTGCGAATGTTTACCTTTTCACCATAAACAATTTCAATTTCCATTTCTGTAATGCCAAAACTATCTGGCTTTGGACGTGAAGGCTGGGCGATAATACGAATAAAAGGGCATGCGTCGGCGGTAAGATTTGACTCAAGACCAATTTTAACCGTATCAATTCCGGGCATTTCCAAAAGAGCATTTTTTATTTCAAGTAGTTTATTAAACATTTTTAACCTCTATAAATTGGAACTGATGAAACAGAATTTTGAACAGAAGCGTTTGAGGTTTTATACATTGTAAGAAATTTATCCCACTCTCTTGTATAGTATTGGAGTTTTTTATCCATAACGTCACCTTCAGCTTCTAATCTGGCACCTGCAATTCTTTTGTAAACGCCTAACTTAATAAGCCTTTCTTTGTAAAAGTTGTCGCTAATATTTAGCTTTTCAATTTCTGATTTTGAATCATTTTCAAAATCCTGCAAATCCTCTGGGTTTGAAACGGTCGAAATTAAAAAATCATCTTCATTATAATCGTAGAGCATTTTAACGCCTTTTTGCAAATTTTAATAATATTCTATACTAAAAAGTTAACTAAAAAGATACTTATACGTCCTAAAATCGACTTGTAAAATAAAAAAGTGGAGCTTTTTAATGGATAAATTAAAGGACTTGTTAGAAGCAGGTAAAATCAGTCAGGAAGTTTACGACCTTTTGAGTGGGGAGTTTGGAAAAGTAATTTCTCAAAGAGATGCAGCACGCACAGAAGCAGCAGATCGGAGAGTTAAATTAAAAGAGCTGAAAGAAAAAGCCGATACAGCCGGGAAACTAGTGCAAGGGTTGGCGGACAAATTTGGCGTTGATCTTGAAGATGAAAACGCAATTACAGCACTTAAAGACAAGCTTGAAGAAATCGGAAACATTAAAGATGAAGATATCAACAAGCTGAAAGAATTTGAGGCAAAATTTAAGCGCGTGGAACGCGAAAGAAATGAACTTGAAGAAAAGCTACAACGCGAACAAGCGGCTAAAGTTTCAATCCTGAAACAAAAAGAGCTAGGTACGAAGTTGTCTAAATACGATGTTATTGACCGTGAAACAACCGAAGCTTATTTAGATAGCCGAATAGTTGTAGAAGAGGACGGTATCAAATTCAAAACGAAAGACGGCGTTTTGGTTGGGCTTGATGACGGACTCGAAGAGTTTTTTAAAGAGGAAAAGCCGAACCTTTTAAAAGGATTTGGCAAAGAAGGCAGCGGGGTACAAGGTGGCGGCATTACAGCAGCCTTACGAAATAGTAATAATGCCGATGATATTTTAAAGGCAGCAGGAGTTAAGAAATGACATTAAGAGAAATTGTAAACGTATATAATGCAATGGTATTGGATTTTTTCGCTGAAAATGCGGGACTAGTAACAAGTGGTGCGGTAATGACTGATACAAATCAGCTTGAGTTTAAAGATTTGGGACAAAGTGCAGATGTCCTTATTCCTGAAGCACTCGAAGCTAAAGATTTTACAGCAACCGGAACAGTAGTGGAACAAGAGCCAAATGTAACCAAAAAGACTATTACGCTTGATAAGCTGAAAGATGTCACCTTTAAAGTAAATACAGAGGTTTTTAATGCGACAAATAGATTTGATCTTCTGGGAAAATTTGCAACAGAGGCAGCACGGGCAATTGTAAGAGATGTTGAAACAAATATCGGGCTTCAATATGCAAATGCCGGGACTACAATCGGAGACGGTACAACCGGGTGGACGGCTGATCTTTTCCTTGATGCAAGAAAAGCCCTAAACGATAACGACGCTTTTGATACTGGCAGATTTGTCATTACACGCGATGATACCTCCATGTACAAAGCCGGAATTATTTCCGCAAAAGATAAAGTTGTTATTATGGAAAATGGCGTTGCAAAAACTATTAAAGATATTCCAGAATATGCAGATTTTAAAATTATCCGAAGCGGTGCAATTCAGCAGGTAAGCGGTGTAAACCATGATCTTGTAGTGCAGGAAAAAGGTATTATTTTTGTAAATAGACCGATGCCAGTTGAGGACAGCAAAACTATTGAAATGTCTGTACTTGAAAAAAATGGCATTACCATGCGTACTACCTACTGGTATGATGCCAACACAAAAACAAAGAAACTTTCTACCGATATTCTCTATGCGGTCGAAACACTTGAAGATAAGCTGGTAATTGACGCACAAATCAAGGCTTAATCATGAAACTGATTAACAATGCCGGGCGGGTGGTTGAAATTGACCCCCGCTATGAAGCTTATTTTTTAAAACAGGGCTTCAAAAAAGTCGAAGAGAAAGCGGCAAAAGAAGAAAAGCCCAAAAGAGGCAGAAAGCCGAAAGGTGAAAAATGAAGTTTAAATATTTAAAAGATGAAGTTTTTTTTACCTTAAACGGGAAAATCAAACAGGCAAAAGGTGGATTTTACGAAACTAATGATAAAGAAGAAATCGAACAGTTGAGAAAATCTAAAGAATTTAAAGAAGCAAAAGGGGTAAAAGATGAGCCTATTAAAAAGTAAAGACTTTTTACTTTACAAAACAGGGGCGACCGAACCGACAGCAGCGAATGGATACCTTACAGATGGGTATGTGCAGCTTAGCGAAAATCCGGTAACGTTTGATGTCAATCATGTCGGAACTGGAAAAGGTAATGCAACTGATACAAAAGAAGTAAAAGACAATATCAAAATCACAGCAACGGCGAATATTTCTCTATTTGAACCCGTTGATATTGCTAGCGGTATGCCGCAATTTGAACTATTGCAGGCGGCGGGCTTTAAGCAGGAAATTGATACGACAAACAACAAAATTACACTCTACCCGTCACTCGATGTTGAGAAGGGTACAGCCGTCTATTACAAAGGCGGAACTATGAAATATCTTATCAATGGAATTGTTTCCGGGTTTGGTATTACAGCAAGTGCAGCAAATACAAGGGTTGTCGGAAATCTTGCAATGAACGGAGCGTACAATCCAGCTGATTTACAGAATGTTAGTGGGGTAACTCCAACCTTTACCGAAACATCTTTTTTCTCTTTGACTAGAGATAGCAAGGTTATTGTCGGCGGTATTGAAAAATGCCCGTTTGGCGATATTTCTCTGGCACTTAATCCGCAAATCAATACTGGTGATGATAGTCAGGTATGCTCCGATATCGTATTAGAAGATATCGCGCCGACTCTTAGTTTTAGTGAGGTATTGGACGCGACAGGCGATAGCAACCTTGTTCCTATTACAAACTGGCTGAATGATAGCGATGTAACTATTTCTTTTATGCTTTATTCCAAAAATTACAAAATGGAATTGAAGATCAACAAGGGGCTTGAAAAACGTGGTGAGCCGGGAGAATCTGGCTTGAAGTGGCTCCAAAGACGAAATATTAGATTGTTTGATGACGCGAACGGTCGAGCTTTTGAGCTTATCGTTACACCGAGATAACAATCGGGGTACAGAGGTTTTGTCAGTCCTTTACTCTGTACCCTACTTTCTTAAAGGACTAAAAAAAATTTAAAGGACATAAATGAAAACTCTTTACCTTGAACCTACAATTAAAAATGTTCCAATTATGCTAGGTGATACAGTTACAAAAGTTGATATTATAAAAGTAGCCGATAAAAAAATACGAAAAATCGCTAAAAAATATGAGAAGCAAAAGACGCCGAAAGAGATTGAACTTGAAGAGTTAAAGGAAGATTTGCTTTTCCTTTTGAAAGAGTTTAACGCGGACGGATTAAAAGCCGATAGAATTAGAGAGCTTAGAGATGAAATAAAAGAAGCAAAAAAGCGCGTTATTGAGCTTGAAGAAGAAACGGAAAAAGAGCGAGACGAGCTTGAAGAAGAGAAGGCAAAAGAACTCTGTTTACTAGTAGCTGGAGATAACAAAAAAACGGCAAAATTCTTTGAGAAGGTAGCTGAAGAAAATAGCTGGCAGGAGCTTAGTATAATTATTAGACAAGCCTTTGAAGCGTATGAGGCGGGAAAGTTGAAAGATTAAAAAACTGGGCTTACCAAAACGGAGCGAACGAAGGCAGCCTAAATGAAGAGGTTGTCGGGCTCTATAAGCTCTATCCAGAAAGAGTTTCCGACGTTGAATTTTTAGACGATAGTACTGAATTTGATCTTTTGAAAAATCTATTTTTTAAGATAGATTGGGCTTATGGTGGCATGGGCGAGCCTTTTGGAAAAGACTTTAACCAAATTGTTTGGTATTGTAAAAATTTGGGCATTAAAAATTACAAAGAGTATATCCCATTATTGCATACTATGGGCAGAATTTGGTTGAACGGACAAAGGTCAAAAAAGGTAAAAGATGGCGAAAACTCTTAAATTAGTTATTGAAGCAGATGCAAAAACAGAAGCTATTAAAGTTGTCAGTGAGGATTTGCAGCGTCTTGACGAAACAATTAAAAAAGCGGGTGCCGGACTTGATGGTTTTGTTACGAAGCTAAAAAAGATAGGTGGAGCTATTGGAGGCATTAAGCTAGTTGGCGATGCTTTTACAAAGGTGCTTCATGACGGTTTAGCCTTTAACCGGATGATGGAGGAGCAGTCGAACGGTATCCGCTCTTTGATCGTTGCAACATCTGAAAATTTTGATAGCTTAGGGCGACAATTATCAATTCAGCAAAAATATAATTTAGCGCAAAAAGAAGCTCTTGAAACTATGCGAGAGTTGAATCGCATTAATGCGATGACGCCACATACTTTAGACCAGACAGCGCAAATATATAAAGCTCTTTACGCAAATGCTAAAAGATATGGCGCAACACAAAAGCAAATGGTAGAGATGACAAAACTTATCTCTATTGCAGCCGGAAACGCCGGGATAGAGTTCCAGCAGCTTTTAGCAAGTGTTGACGGTTTGGCAAATGGTACTTTTGAAGCAAATTCAGAAATGGGGCGTTTTCTTTCTTCTATTGGTTTGGCACCTGCTAAATTAAGAGAGTTGGCTAAAGAAGGCAAAAGTGTTGAGACGGTGCTTAATACGCTAAAAGACTTTGACTTTGATGCTGGAACGATGGGACAATCTCTATCTAATCTTTCTAATGCATGGAGCCAATTTGCAGGCAATATAACACAAAGTATTTTTGATGATATAAAGCCCGCTCTTGATAGTTTGGCAGACTGGATAAATAATCTAAATATAGATATTTTTGGAGACCCGCAAAAAAATAGATTATTAAATGCTGGCGTTTTTGAGCTTAACGGGATTGATGAAATTAACAAAAAAGCACAGCTTTTATATTCTCAAATCGAAGAAATAGACAACAAATTAAAAAACGGCGTTGGGCTTTGGGATACATTTTTCGGTGATAGCGAAATAAATCTAAAGGATAAAAAAGCCGAGCTTGAAAGGCAATTAAAAGACTTAGCTGATACCGTTGGAACATATACAAACGAAGCAATACAAGGGCAGGCAAAATTAATAAGTTCAAGCATAAATACATCTGTTTTGGAAGGCATGAAAATAGCAAGCTTTAGCGCCATAGATGATGTCATGGGGCAAATGGCAGAAAAATTTAATAATCTTACAAAGAATTTAAAGCCAAACTCAAAGGCATATAATCAGGTTTTACAGGTTTATAATAAAGAAATGGCACGGCTTACCAAACAGGCTACAAAACTATGGGAGACCGAAGAGCAGAAAAAAGCGCGTGCTAGTGAAGCAGCAGCCAAAAGAGCAGCAGCAGCGTACAAGAAAATGCTTAGTAACGTTCAAAAGTTAAATGAAACGATAACAAAAGACTGGATGAAAGCGACAAGCTCCAAAACAGAATTTGATTTATTTAATTTGGAAACTTCATATGCAAACAAGTTTAAAAAAATCGAAGAGCTTGAAAAGCAGGCTTTGCAATTCCATAAAGGCAATATTGCCAAACAGCTAGAAGCAGATAAAAAACTTTTGAGCGAAACCTTTGAAAAGCAAAGGCTTGATGTAATATACAAAAGTCAAGACGCGGAAATGAAGTTATGGGAGGATTATTACAAGCTAATCGGCGACAAAGAAATAGCAATTGAAATTGAGAAGGCAGTAAAACGTAACGAAATAGTTGACAAGTACGGGAAAATTCTTAATGATGAACAGCTAAAATTAGCTATGGACGCTTCAGACAAAATGATTGAAGCGCAACGTAAAGCGGCTTCAGAGGCGGTTAAAATTTGGCAGGATGCGGCAAAAGAGATAAATAATAGCTTTGAAAACTCTTTGGCGAATTTGTTTAAAACCGGAAGCATAAGAAATTCCTTTAAAAGTTTTATCGACGGTATGGCTGATAGTTTATCAAAAGCTATGGCAAAAGCTGTAATGACTGGAACCGGAAGCTTTTTAGACAATCTTATAAAAGGATTTAATACCGGATTTGATGCCATGTCAGGAGACTATACAAAACTACTAACATCTTTTGGGCTTAGTAAGGCGACAGCCGGGATATTGGGGAAAGCCGGAGCAGCCGGAACCGTTGCCTATGGAGCTGGAAATATACTTGATAACTTAGCCGGAACACGGACAAATGCTAGCGATTATGCCGCCGCCGGAGCGGCACTAGGAAGTATAGTGCCCGGAATAGGTACAGTGGCGGGTGGCATTACTGGTGGCATTTTAGGTGGTCTCACAGGCGGAAAATGGGAACAAACAAATAGTGGAATTAACTTTCAGGGCTTTGACAATATAACTGAATGGGAGCGTTGGAAAAAAGATCGATGGTTTGGCTTCAACGACAAACATAGAACCATTACAAAAGCGGCGGGCGCCGAAATTGTTAATTACTTCAAGAGTATTGAGCAGCTTATCGCGCAAATTGATAGCGCAATCGACGGAGCCAATAAGTTTGCACTAAAAGGCAAAATCGCAGCCAAAGACCTTGATAAAAAAGTGGGTGAAGCCATATTGGGAACTTTTAAAACAGAATATGATACGGTTGGTAGCTCTCACGGCATTTTAGGTATTACAATTGGCAAAAATCAAATTAATAAAATGCTGTCTGAATCTATTAAGCAAGAGGCTTTAGCAAAATTTGAAGCCTATGCAAAGAGTATTGATAAAACAATCGTTGAAGCAATCAGCCAGAGTTTCAAGTTTGAAAAGGGCATGATTGATAGCCTTGATATTAATTTAGAAGGTGCTTTTGGAGATTTGGGCAAACAAATAAGCAAAAAAATTTCTGATAGCTTTAAAAACTCTATGCTTAAAACCCCGATAGAGTTTGATGCCGATGTTTCCGATATGCTACTAAAGGGCATAACAGGTTTTAGCGATAAGCTAAAAAATGCGGTTGAGACTGTTATGATAAAATTTAATGGTGTGATTACTGATGTTTTCAATGTTGACCATACTTCTGAAATAACAGCAAATTTTGAAAAGGTAAAATCAGCTTGGGAAAATTGGGCAAGGCAAACAGGGCAAAGTGTTGTAGAAGCAATAAACGCCGGACTAGAAACAATTAAGGTTGATAAAGCGCAATTTGAAAATTTCTTTAATGATTACTTTGATCTTAATGGAAGTATTGAAGTGCTAAGACAAAAGGCGCTAGATGCCGGGCAAAAACTCAAAGAAGCCTTTGATACCGTTGGGCAATCTTTCAATTTGCAAAATTTCCAAAAGATCAGAGATGAAGCACTAAAAGGCTTTAACTTTACCCCTGAAAATATCCAAAATTGGCATGAAGCGCAAACGGCTTTAGAAAATGCCGCGACAGCAACAAAAAGCTTTGTTGATGCGCTAAAAGGCATGATTGGAGAGTTTGACGGGGTAATATCCGGGTTTGATGCGTTTATTAACAAGCTTAGAGGAATTGACGAACAGCAAAACAATGTTATTGAGACTACACTAAAAAATGTACTTGATACAATTTCAAAACTTCAGGTAGCTGATAAAACAAATGAAATTTTAGACCTTAGCAAACAGACGTTATCCGAAGTACAGGGCTTTAAAGCTACTCTTGATAATAAATTACAGGAAGTAGCAAGCGGTGCGCAACAAGCGAACGATAAGCTTATTGCAGAAATTACCAATACTTTGAAAGTTGGACTTAGTGAAACACTAAAAGATATACAACTAAAAACCGGACAGCTTGACGAAGCTAAAAAGCTAGGCGATACGGACGCAATCAATAGACTAACAGAGGAGATTAACCGATTAAATAGCGAAAAAGCTGAAATGACAGCAGCCTTAAACAAATTGAGTGATGGAACTTTAACAAAAGGCATAGCGACAGAAATTCAAGGTGCGCTTGATAAAGCTATTGCACAAATTGCCGAAATGGGAAAAGACAAGGCGGTTACAGAACAACAGGCTTTAATCAGTGAATTGCAAGCGCAAACAGCTATTTTATCTTCAATAGAAGGGCTTTTGAGCGATAAGCAGGCAAATGGAGACCAGATTTTGCAGGATGCTATTAATAACTTAGCGGATAGTTTAAAAAACGACCAAACAGCGCAAACGCTTGAGGCTTTGCCGGAAAATATTGCGCAATCAATCCAGCCAATAAGCCAAACGATTGAGACTATACCGGATGCAATAACGCAATCTATGAATGGGCTTACGGATAATTTGGCGGCGACTTTTGAGCAGGTCGGGCAAGGAATAGCAGAAATACCAAATCAACTGGGTACTGCTATGCAGCCCTTAAATGATATGATGTCACAGTTACCGGATACTTTTAATTCTGCTCTTCAGCCTTTGGGGGCGGCTCTTGACGCTACAAATCAAGCTATTGCAACTCTACCGGATGCCTTTAACGCGAGCATGGAGCCAGTTGCAACAGCAGTTACAGAGTTGCCAAACGCTTTTAATACAGCATTAGCACCGCTAAATGAGTCTATTAGTCTTTTGCCGGATACTTTTAACGCAGCTTTGCAGCCAGTAACGGAATCAATAGCCATGTTGCCTGAAAGCTTTAACGCAGCAATGGCACCGATGATTGATAGCATGGGGCTGGTTAACGAATCGATAAAGGTTTTGCCGGAAAGCTTCAATACGGCAATGCAGCCTATGATTGAAAGCGTTAAAATGTTGCCGGAAAGCTTTAGCGCGGCTTTGCAGCCAGTAACCGCCACTATGGAAGCTTTACCCGCTACAATAGAAAATGCTTTGGCACCAGTAGCGCAAAGTATTGACGCTATGACCGCTTCAATGGCAAATATCGCGCCTGAAATGGCTTCAGCTGTCTCAAATGCTTTGGCTCCTGTTTCGGCAGCAGTAAGCCAGATGTCCGGTTCAATTGGTCAACTTGTAGCGGCTGAAAATGCAACAACAAGCGCGGTTTATAGCGCAGGAAGCCAGATAGCTAGTGCGGTTGGTGGCTTAAGAGGGATGATCGAAGGTGCGGCGGCTAGTGCAAGAGCGGCGACAGAAGCGGCAAAGGCGGCAGCACAGGCGGCAAACGGGGCTAAAGAGGCGGCGGCTAGTGCAACGGCTAAAAATGCTGATTTGGCAGCTAGTATGGACAAGTTGGCAGCTGTAAATTATGCGAATGGAGCGGCGGTATGAATTACATCTTAGAGCAGAAAATCGGGTGGCGTGATGTTGTTGAGCATAATACAACGACGAGAGAGATAGTTAAACTTTTTGATGATAGATACAATACTGTTACAAAAATCCCAGATGGCGAAAATTATCTTTATTTGAAGGTTCCTTATGACGATATGCAATTTGTAGTTTTTCATAATATTTCAGCTTCAAAAGTAAAAGTCAAAGTTTTTGATAACAGTGGAAATCTTTTAGAGGAAAAAGAAAAAGAGACTGAAAGGCTTATTTCGAGACCGATTATAAACGGTGGAGAAATGATAAAAAGTTTTTACGATATTAATATTTATCTTGAAATGACCGCAATACAAAATAGCGGTTTTATGGAAATTTATATCTACCCGCTAAACGGAACTGGCTATATTGGAAGAATCGATTATGGGATACCTGAATTTTTAGGGTGCTTAAATTGGAATTTTTCACAAAGTGCTAAGGCTGTATCTATTCCGAAACAGCTTACAGGTGGTAGGGATTCTGGAGAAACAAATCTTTTGAGTTGGGATAGTACCTATAATGTAACATATACAGTTTTTAAAGATGCGGCTAATAATGATGACCCGTCAGCAGCATACTTAAGAAGTAAGTTATCAGGTTTGTTTTCAGCAAAATATCGACGTTTAGAGTTTGCAAACATTGACGGTACTAATAACTATTTAAATGACTGGATAATGAAAAAAGTTACTTTTATCGACCCTTTCGCAACGAAGCAAGTCGGGCTTTTTTCTTTGGATAGTTATAGTTTTAACGGCAAAAATTCAGTTGTTTCAGAAGCAAGAGTAGCTTTGAGGGGATGGGTAGATAATCGAGATTCTATAAAGTTTGAAGACGATTGGAAACAAGAGTATATTTTAAGCTGTAAAAATGCTGATGCAAGCGACAATTGTTTGGATAATCTACCTGAAGATTGTGAGGGAACTATAATAAATCCAATTCACTTAAAAGATTTTCCAGCAAGTGGAACTATATTCTATTATGGAAATATAGGAGGTGCTGAACAGTTTTATAGTAAGTTTTACTTTGAATCCCTTATTACTGGTGAGCTTTTTGTAAGGATAGAGTCCTTTACGCCATACAAAGGCGATCTTGACGGACGCATTGGGAATGGTACATTTGGATATTTTGGCAATATTAGAGTTGGGGGATATTGCAACGATGATAAATATTATACAAGCGGTGATAATTTAAAATTTTTAGAATTTAGTATTGATATATTAGAAGATAAAAAATTTTATTTTTGGGGATATTTTGTAACGCACGGTGCAAAATATAAAATTTATTTTGAAACAAGAGAAATAGATTATGGGCAGAACAAAAATTATAAAGCAATAGATAAATATGACTTTGAGTATTTCAAGACCTTTGGTTTAGATTATCAAAATTTTGATGAAACAGATGGTATTGATAAACATTGCCTAATTGCAACTGCTGATAATGCTTATATTGAAATTCCGTATAAAATAATAAAGGAAACAAAACAAATAACACCTATTTTTGAAATAGGAATAATTGACGGCATTGAGCATATTAATGACTTCCATGTTTATTTGTTTGGAGAGGAGCTTACTATAAATAGAACGGAGATTAAAAATGACAGAACAAAAATATTTTACAATACGATTGATGTATCCAATAATGAAACAACTATAAGAATAGAAGCAGATAAAAAAGATATGACGGTATGTAGGCTTTATTTTATCGAATGGGGTGAAAAATGACAGTATTAAATTTAAAACGTGGCGATACTTTGGAGTTAGGGGTTAAATTGGTTGATGACAATAACCAGCCAATTGACCTAACTGGCTATACTATAAAAATGGATGGAAAATATCTTGATAATGATTTGGCTTTTTCTCTAAGAACCGGAAACGGGATAACCATAACAAATAAAGAAGAGGGAGAATATAAAATTGAACTAAATAATACAGATTTTAGAATAGGCAAAATAAAGACTGATATCCAGTATAACAAAAATGGCAATATAAAAAGTACCGATACATTTTATATTGATGTTATAGAGGATATAACGGCATGAAGACGATAATTACAAAAATAGACCCGACAAACAATATAAATTTTAACAAGTTTGTCTTTTCTGTTAAAACAACGACAACAGCGTTAAGTATAGTAGTTCCAAAAAAGACAAGTGATTTAACCAACGATTCTGGTTTTGTTTCAGAAGACGAAATAGAAGATAATTTGGTTATAGCACAAACAATTACCCAAATCGACGCTTTAGACGACTGGGCAAATTCATAAAAATAGGAGTAACAAAATGGCTTTAAACTTGAAAGATTACTTTAGAGAAAGTATAAAAGAGTATTTAACAATTATTAAAAATACGATGGCGACAAAACAAGAGTTGTCCGGAAAAAACGCCACAAATTTAAATTTGGTAAGCTATTCAATGGCAGCAGCCGAAAGCCCGGTTGGTGAAAATGATACTATCCAAATAGCAATTTCAAAACTTGAAAAAGGCGTTGAGGTTGCCAAAACTATGGGTGGTGACGATAACGTACAATCAGACTGGGCACAAACAGATACTGGAGCGGATGACTATATCAAAAACAAGCCCGATTTATCATCTCTGCATACCCACTCAAATATGACAATTTTGAGTGCTATTACGGCGGCGTTTACAACGGAGCTAAAAAATAAGCTTGATGGTATTGAAGCAAATGCAAATCATTATGTTTTACCTGCTGATGTAGTTCATGATAGTGAGTATGTGCATACCGATAATAACTATACAAACGGCGACAAATCAAAAGTCAACAAGCTAGCAGCAGACCCGAACGCAACATATGCAACACAGCAGCAAATTGATGACATTAACGCAATTCTGGCTTCAGATGATACAACGCTGGACGAGTTACAAGAGGTGGTTGATTTTATTAAGGCAAACAGAGATGATTTAGAAAGCTTGACGCTTGACAATATTGCAGAAACGGCGACAAAAAAACACTTTACAACCGAGATAAAAAATAGTTTGGCTTTTACCGATATCACATCATCAGAGGCACAAACGGACTGGGATAATTCATAATGGCTACAACTCTTAAGGAATATATTAGAGAATCGGTAAAAAAATACCTGCCTATTATTAAAAGTAAGTTGCCAGAAATTGTTTATATTGATAGAGCATCAGAAAGTGAAATGGTAGATTATACATGTAACAAAACTCCATACTATCCGCCATCTCTACAAAATGTTCAGTCAAACAAGAAGGTAATTTTTAATTTTGGCTCTAATAACGTACGTCAATTACTTGGCATTGTTCCATTAGTTGACTGTGTAGTAAAAATAGATATACATAGATTACAGGATAAATATATGAGTATACAACAGTGTCTTGGAGGCAATTATACCCCTACTGTTTCGGCACCGTCAGATGGCAATATATATAGTATTTCTGCAATATATAATGCATCAGCAAATACAGAATTGATAATACGCGCTTTTGCAAGTCAAGAATACAATGATAACGTATTTCTTACAATTGAAGTAATGCCAATATAAGGAGTAAAAAAATGGTAAAACAAAATGAAACAGTCTTTAATGATGGAATTTTGGACGGGTTTAGAGTTTTGGAAGATTTTGAGGTCGAATACAATTCACAAACATTGCCTAAAGAAGATGCGGAAAATCTTGATAAGGAGTGGCAGGAGCTTTATAAGAAAAAGCTTGTTAAGTGCACAAATAAAGGTGATGAATATGCGAAACTCAAATTTAAAAAAGGTGACGAAATATTATTTGATGAGACCACCATGAGCAAAGGGCTTGTTATGGAGATTCTAAAAAACCACAAAGACAAAATTGAGGAGATTTACTAATGAGTAAAAATATTTTTACAGGATTCAAAAAATGGTATGAATCACTGGGGGTAAAATCCGGGCTAGGATTAATTGCCTTTGCTTTAGGTTTGGCTGGTGTCGGTATTAGTGCCGACCAGCTTAACTATCTTTATACGAGTGTCCCCGCAGCCATTACAGGCACGCTGATACTCTTTAGAAGGGTAACGCAATATACAAGCGGTTTGGGCTTTATGGGTGTGCTAGCGCTGGTTTTTGGCGTACTATCTGGTGGGGTACAAGCTTTGCCGCCTGATATTGCCGGACAATGGCAGCAAGTACATGATCTTTGGGTCGGAATTTTGCAAATCGTACTTACTGTTTTAGGTGCATACGGTATCAAGCGGGCAGATAAAAAAGTCGTTTTAAAATAAATCAACATGGAGCTGGATATTGAAAAAAGGGAGTGTAGCAGAATTTTACCTAAACGCCATAATTGTCGTATTGACTTCCTATATCCAGCCCTATTTGGCAGCGGGTGTGGGAGGCTTTGCAGCTTATATATATTTGCACAAAAACGGAAAAATTGAACTTAGTATAAAAGAGTTTATCTTTATTGTAATTTTGGCAGTATTTATGGGCTATTTGACAAAAGAAACATTAATTTACTACAATATAGATAAGCAGCTTTTGAACCCTTTAACGGCTCTGGCTGGGTTTATGTCACCTAAAGTTTTAGATACGTTCTATGCTTTGGATATTACAAATCTTTTGAAAAGGTTTTTAAGTGGATAGAGTCTATTTTTCTATTAGCTTTTTTCTTGTAGTTTATTCAATTGGAAGAATGTTAATAGAGCTTGTTTTGCAGTTTAAAAATAGAACTTTGCCAAAACGGCATAGAGATGAGCATATTTTAATTATTTTATCAATTCTAATAAGTACGATTTTGATGATTTTTGCGGTTTTTATAAGCTTTGGGAATGTATTAGAATGGTTTTTTAGTCAGTTTTATATTGCTTTATCAGTTGTTTTACATACAGCTGGGATTGATTTGCTTTTGGAGCACCTAAAAAATGAAAGAATTAATAAAAAATTTCTTTAATAGGTTTGTATTTTTTACAAAACGGGACAAAGTTAAAATAAATATATTTAATTACCAGATTGGTAAAAAATCGAGGCATGAAATGAAATTAAGAAAAGAAAAATTTAGAAAAGGTGAAATTACAGTAGCGACGGTAGTGCTAATTTTATATTTGGCGACAGCAATTTCATGTTTATTGGAGGTAAAACAATGAACAAAATAGAGATATTGGCAGAACTTAATAAAATAGGTGTCGGATATTGTAGCTTAAAAGCATGTGAGGAAAACATTATGGGTTTGCCAGTTGCAGGCGTTGAGCTTTGGCGCGAAATTTTAGCATTGCCTCTGGAAGTCATAAAAGATATGTACGACTTTTACAGGGCTAAAAAATGACAATTTTGGGCAATTATGGATATATCGGAAACTTAAGAGAACAGGCCAAAATTGTTTCAATGGCTATAAATCCTTTTAATGTAGACTATGCGGTGGCTTTGCTTTTAGAAACAGCAGCAGCCGAAACAGCTTTGGGTACGATTGTAGACAAAACAGTTTATGCAGGTATGGGGCTATGTCAATTTGATAGAAAGCCCTTTTACTATGTGCGTGATAAATCTATGAAATACAGAAAAAACATAATTGAAAAGATCAAAATTGATTTGACTTTGGTTGAGTGGGAGGATTTGCGATACAACCCGTTTTTGAGTTTATTGTTTTGCAGGTTGTATTATTTCCATATACCAAAACCAATACCAACGACAATAAAAGGACGTGCCAAATATTGGAAGAAGTACTACAATACTTATTTGGGGAAAGGAACGATTAAACACTATATAAAAATGTCGAATCGTTTCCTTTATAAAACCTCTGATTTTATATCTTAATCTTCCGCTAAAACAGTTCCCAGATAGGCAGCTACAAAATCTTCTCTGCTCCATTCTTTGCCTTTTTCTTCAGCGGATTTGTCTTTTATCTCAAGTAGCCCATAAAATGTTTGGCTAAATTTTTCAAGAATATAGTCTGATTTATCCATATTTTCGGATATAATTTCTACAATAAGCGCACTTAAAAGAGTATGCAAGAATATACTATTTACATTGAGATCAAGAAAACCACTTTCAGTAATAATCATATATAGTGGTTCATTTATATCGCCGATACTTTTGCGTGCGGCTTTAAAAAACGTTTTTTGTATATCCTCTTTTTTCTCCATGATTGCAATGCCTAATTTTGTAATATCTATAAAAATATCAAAATCCTCTTTCCTCTCAAATAGCAATAGACTTATAGCAAACGCTATTTTAGCCGCGTCAATTCCGTTTGACTCTATTGTAAACCCCTTGTTGTTGTAAACTGCCTTAAATGTGTTCATATTAACTCCTAAAGTTTTATTTGTAGTATAATTATAACGTAAAAGTTATAAAATGTCAAGTACTTTTAATATTTTAATCATAAAAAGCATAAGTTGGCAAATCTATCAATACTTCTTTGTTGTATTGGTTATCTTCAAAGGGCGCGTTTGATAGGTTGCCTTCTTTTGCTTTTTTGAACTGATTGAAGGCTTTTAACCACTGGCTTTGGGCTAATTCTCTTGTACTGGGTAGAAACTCGTACTGCTGGGCGGTTTTGTCTTTTTTGCCGACAACTAGAAAAAGAAACCTTAATACCTTTATGCCATTTTCAGCCAATACGGTGCGATAATGTTCCTCTTGTACGTGGTATCTAAAATTTACCGATGCCCGAATAAAGCTTTTTTGGGTGCTCTCTTCAGCCGTTTTAAGATCGATAACAATAGCCCCTTGATCGGTATGTATCAGCATGTCCGGTCTGCATTTTAGCTCTATGCCGTCGATTTTGCAAAAGTAGGATGGTTCAAATTCTACTTGATCGGACTCTCTTATATCGTCAATCGTGAACCTGACAACTTTTGAGCCGAATGATAATTCAAATTTGTAGTTTTTGGCTATATTTGCAATTTTTTCGGCGCCTTCTAAAATCTCCTTCAAAATTGCAGGCTTTTCACCTTTGCATGTAAGTTTTTCAAGCTCTTCAATAGCTAATTTTGATTTGCTTAAAACGCCGCTGGCAGTGCAAAGATGATCGGGGATAATACAATATTCCTTTTCCAAAAGATGCGGCTCCAGCGTTAAGGTGTGGACAAGAGAACCAAAAACCATTGCAGGCGTCGGCTCTGTTTTTTCTTTTCTTAAATAACGATTGTATGCAAGTACCGGATTATCCAAAAATCCTTTTAGTGTACTCGACCCCAGTGCGGGGTGAGCATGGTAATCTTTGTTACTTAGCGTCTGTTTCATTTTCTGGTACATCTGTAACTTCTGTGTCTTGTACTTCTGCAAACGGAATTGATGGCGCGTCCTCTGTTTCCGGTTCCGGCTTAATCTCTTTTGCAGCAGTAGCGTCAGTTTTGTAAATTTCAGCAAGTGCAGCCGAGATATTTTCGTCAAAGGAAATTTCCTTTTTCAAAATGTATTTCATAGCCTTTGCCAAAACGACCATTTCATAATACCATTCTTTATAGGGAGTTTCGCCGCCTTTTTTTACAGAGGGGGAAACTTTCATAATCTGGTCGAGTTTTGAAATATCTACATAGCGATACTCTGTATGTCTGCTTTTCAAATCTTCAATTTTTACAACAACGCCTTCTAAATTTTCTTTTACCCATTGAACGTTACCGGATTTTACTTTTCGTCTATACTGAAAAGAAAAAACATCTGACCAGTCTTTTAGCTGATCGGCAATTTCAGTAAAAACGCCTTCAGCATCAACCGCGTAGCCTTGTCTTTTTGCAAGCTTTTTCCAACCTTTATAGGAAATGTCCGGCTTGGCGGTCTGGAAGCCGCTTTTGCCTTTGTATCCGATAATCCATGCTTCACCTAGTTCCGGGATAATTTCTAGCCCGAGAGCCTCAATCGTGATAGCTGTATCAATAACACTTTTTAAAGTACAACTCTTAACAGCGTACATGTCAGAAATCTGGGTAATTTTTGCCAAAAGGCTTTTAGCCTTATCAGCCGACCCCAGCATATGGAAAGCTTTGCCTTTTACCTCTTTTGACTTTAAAAGAAGTTCAAGTTTTTCGATACGCTCCGATTGAGTAAGCGTATGTTCCGGTTTTTTAAATACTTCCATATTATATTGCATATTAACTCCTAAAGTTTTGATATAGTGTATTATAAGAAAGTTTTGCTTAAAGTTTTATAACAAAGAAGTAATATATAGCGGCTACGCGAAAGTACAAAACAATAGCCGCTATATTGGAGTGCATACAAAAAAACAAGAGTATTATATATCAAAATATAGAATTTGTATAGGTATATTTTCGATAAAAAAATATGCAAAAACTTCCCTACACAAAAGACAAAAATTATAATAAAATAAGTGGGGGGATAGTGCAAAAAAGAGAGATGGGCGGGGCTTAACGCCCCTTAGAGAGAAGTGCCCATCAAAAAAAGGATTGAGAAAAAACTTGTAACTTTAGGAGGCTAGAAGTTTACAGGTTCCCAAAACCCGCAAAACAATTATATCAAAATGCCATAAAATTACACTTAATTTTTCTGTTCACTTGTGTTTTTGCCGCTTTAGAATGTTTTTAAAGCTTGTTTAAAGCAATGTTTGTTATAATTTGGTTGCCTTTGTGGGCTACATGATGTGAAGCCGCTCTTTTTTGGGCGGCACCTAAACATGTGTAAAACTCTTTTTTTAAGCCTTTAGTACGGCTTGACATGACTCCAAAAACAACCTTTTAGGCGGGCGGTAGCTCCCCCGCTTAGGTTTTTTAGAGGAGAAAGGTTTAAAAATGGAGTTTGAGCAGTCATGTCGAAAGTACTAAAATCTTCCAATGACTCTACCTACTCCAAAATTTAAAATTGGAGATTCAAAATGCAAAATAGCGGTTTTTTTCAAATGCCAAATTACTTATGGGATTTGGACTTAGATATTTATGAGCGTGCTATACTTACTCACATAGTAAGAAAAACAATCGGATGGGGTAAAACTTTTGATGGTATTTCATTGAGCCAGTTTCAAAAAGATTTAGGAATATCGAGACCTAAAGTGATAAGCACCTTGAAAAAGTTATCTTCCAGAGGGCTTATAGAGATACAAAAACACAAACTTCAAAACGGTGCAAACTCCTATAATTCTTATACGCTTACAGGAAAAATCATAGATGAAATTAACGACCCCCTAGTAAATGACGTTAACCACCCTAGTAAATCTCATTTACCACCCCTAGTAAATGACGTTAACCTACAAAATACAATAGAACAAAATACACTAGAACAAAAGAATAAAAACGCCGAAGGCGTAAAAGCTTATAGTGAAAAAAAAGCACACAGCCCAAAAAGCAAACAAGCTTTATTTGAAGTTCAATCCTCTATAAGCAAAAAAGCAAGTAGTAAAGAGATACTTGATGGCTGGAATAACTTAGCTAGTAAATTGAGCTTATCTAAAATTAGAAAACTTACAAATACAAGATTAAAGCACCTAAAAGCAAGACTAAATGAACCGGATTTTAACTTCAAACTTATTTTACAGGAAATAGAAAAATCAAGTTTTTTACAAGGTGAAAACAATAGGGGTTGGAAAATAGATTTAGACTGGCTTATAAAAAACGACAGTAATTATATAAAAGTCTTAGAGGGTACATATAGGGACAAGCCTGCAAATAATCCGATGCCGAATGGTATTGGAACTTTTAATACGGTGATGTTTGGATAAAAAAAGGGGGTGGCAGAAGATGAAAAAGCATTATAAAGCCGCAATAATAGCCGCAGAAAGAATAAAAGAAGATGGTTGTTTATCAAGAGATATGCTGTATGCAGTTGAAGAAATTTTTAGTGGTGCAGGATTAAGAATACCAAAAATAGATCACCCATTCAATAGAATGGACAGGGTTATAAATATTCTTAGGTACCATGTAGAAAATGCAAAATATCCACTTTTGAAATATGATGGGTATTTGCCAGTTTATAGTAGATTAAACAGATGCTTCAGTCTGCATGACAACTATGAAGAAAATTTGAAAATTATATTTTCAGGCTTGACAAAACAGGGGCAAATTTGAACGATCTGCCCTTTGTTGGTAGTTTTGTATAGCTAGAGAATAAAAACGCTAAAAATCGAATTTAGGAGGTAAAATGAAAGTTTATAAATATACAACCAGACAAAAAAGAAAAAGACTGTATGAGATTTTTAAGGATGCGTCCGAAAGAACAGGTAAGATTATCCCTGTTTGCAATATGTGCGATACAGAAAAATATTATAGATTATTAGAAAACCCGACAGACGGAGAGGCGGTAAGACAGATTACCGATATATTGTATGAAAATTTCACTTTTTTTGAGTTAAGGATAAGTTTTAGCGAGGGTGATGCGCTTGGGCTTGGAGGTATGCAATGAGTTATTGTAGATTTTCAACTAACAATTATAAAAGCGATGTATATGTTTATGATGATGTCGGAGGCGGCATTACAATACATGTTGCCACATCAAGAGTTGCAAGTAAGGTTCCAAAAGTAACGGATTATAACGACTCTAAAAAATTTGCTAAACAAGTTATTGAACAACAAAAGGCTATTTCTACTGCAAAGTACAAAAAAAATGGTTTGCCCTATGATGGAGAGTCTTTTTACAATCTGACACCGAGAGAGGCACTTGAAAGGCTTTTTGAATTGCGAGCAGCTGGTTATCGTATTCCACAGAGCGCCATTGATGGGATTAAGAGATATAATTTTGTCTTTGATAAAAATAGAGTTTTTGCCGGACAGAAAAGATATTACTATGAAATATCAAAAGATTTATATTACTGTTTCTATGATGGGTTTGGTGGAGCCGCTGGTACGACTACAACATATTTGAGATATGGAGATTATCATAAGGCTAGATTTTCAGATGAGGGGCTAAAAGAAGCAGAAAAAGACTTTAATCGACATAAAAAAAGAATTGAAAAGCTAATGAAAGGCGAGTAAGAGGAGATGAAATTTACAACCGGAATAAAAATAACAAGTAAGCATTATGTGAACGATTTGTTTGTTATCTCTTTAGCTTATGCACTCTTGTATGTAGCCGAAGATTTAGCAAAGAATGATATTAAAAAAGACGGCGTTATCCAAAAAGAGTTTAATTACCCGGCTGGCTTCAAAGAGATGCTGGATAAGCATATTGCCGGACTGAAAAACGAACTTTTTGAATTTATGCAGTGGAAAGAACATTTGCCGATAGCCGGGCGAGTAAAAACAAAAGTGAAAACGCGATTACCGGATATTCTAAAATTGTTCCAAAATGAAAGTGTGAGCTTGGAGATTTTAGCCATGTACCTGCTTTTTTACAACTTTGTAAAACGTGAGATAATGCACAGAAACTTTAAACAGTTTACGGATGAAAGTAAATATAGCTTGGTTGTCGATACGCTGGACGCAGCGGGCTTCAGCCTGTTTGACAAGATTAAAATGAATAATTTGGCTAAAGCAGCCTTGGAAAGACTTTAGGAGCAAAAAAATGAAATCCAAATATTTACTGGGAAAAGAAATCACAAAACTTAAAAGAGAGATCGAAGAAATAAATCGTTTTAATGGTAAAAATTATGCAGTTTGGGCGGTTAAGTGTGCTGAAAGAGCAGCGATAGCACTAAAGCGATATGTAAAAACACAAAACAAAAAGGATATGGGTTTTACCAGAATGTGGGATAAGGCGGGTAAGATTTTTATTCAGAGAGCCTTGAAGCAGCATAAGGGAAAATATGGCACTAATAACTTAGTTGAAAAAGAACAGAGCTTAAGAGAGCTTAGGAATAAGATTAATATGTGTTAAATCACTTGACTTTTTATAACAAATATGTTATAATTAACACATAAGAAAACTTTAGGAGGTTTTAAATGAAAAAAGTTGAAATTAAATTACAAGATATTTTAGACAGATTGGCAAAGACGGAAGCTGGGAAAAAATATTTAGAAGATGCTTATAACCTTCATATTGATGATACATGGATAAATATTATAGGCGAGCAGTATAACCAAAATTATACTTTGGTTTACTATGAAAATGATAATTTTTTTAGTATTACAAACTGGGAGCTTGATAATACTGATAAGTTTTACAAGTTTCAGGATGCTCATACCTATAAAAGTATTATCCCAGCAGTAAAAGCCTTTATCAAACTGGCAAAAACAAAGAGAGCGTAAATGCGCTATTTGCTAGAAGTCGAACCAAAAGAAAATATAACGCCGTCAAAAGTCAAGGCGGCGTTCAATATAGAGTGCCTTTTAATTGTCATCGACCCGAAAACGGGTAAAAAAAGGTGGTACTTTGAAAGAACCGAACCGGATGACGGGGATTTTATTTCCGGTGTCTTTAAGGAATTTTTGAAGGACTATAATTTTTTTATCTGTACGAAGGGGTGCAGTAAAATAGTTCATTGGGTGAAAAAAAATGACTTACAATAATCCGGCAGCTTATGAAAAAGTTATCCTGATAAGCTTTATGAATAGTTATTGGTACGACAAAGAGGACGAAAAAGTAATCACCTCAAAAAGATTAGACCCGGACATCTTTATACAGCCATTTCACCGGGATATAGTTAAGGCGATTAATTTCCTGCTAGACAAAAATCAAATTTGCGATGATCTGGCAGTTGAGTACTATGCCAGAAAATCAAAATGGTTTAGCGAAATGGCATGGAGTGAGATTATTGGAACGGTGCCGATGCCGGTTAAAAGCGTTGAGTTTTATATTGATCTTTTGACGAGAAATTACAAAAACAACCTTTTAAAAGGCATTGGAATTTAAAGCACTTGACATTTTATAACATTTTTGTTATAATTGTAAATATAAAAAACTTTAGGAGGAAAAACATGGCAAACATTGTATTTAATGTAAATATACCAGAATATGAAAGATCAAAAGATTATAAGGCAGGGGCTACACGCCGAAACCTTGTAATCATTAATAAGACAGGCGTCGATTTTGACGCAAATATAGGTTATAATTTGAATTTAGGGACACTCGACAAAGGAAACCACTCTTTTCTCTTTATCAACAAGCCTAAAAAGGACAAAAATAATAGCTCAAAAAGTTACGGTGTCTTTTTCAAAGCTGGGTATGACTTTGAAGTATTGGAAGATGCCGACGGCAACAACCGGGCAGTTTGGTTCAATAAATCAGTTGCAGCACGTGAAGCCGGGATTCTTGGGACTTTTAGACCCGGCGCGGTTATTAGAGAATG